TTCGTCTACGAATTGGATGAAGTTCTCGCCCATTACGACCTGCGTAGCGAGATTTCCCGCAAGATTGGTTATGCTCTCGCTGAGAAGTATGACCGTCTGATCTTCCGTGCTATCACCAACGGTGCACGTAATCAAAGTCCTGTGACTGCTACCGATTACGAAGAGCCGGGTGGTACCCAAATCCGTGTTGGTACTACTGCCAACTTCTCGGACGCTTATGATGACGCTGCTCTTGTCACCGCCTTCTACGACGCCGCTGCTGCGCTGGACGAGAAGGGTGTGAGCCAAGATGGTCGTGTTGCTGTTCTGACCCCTCGTCAGTACTATGCACTGATCAAGGGCATTAACTCCAACGTTCTGATCAACCGTGACGTGCAGGGTGATGCTCTGCAGTCCGGTAAGGGCATCATGTCCATCGCTGGTATCGAGATCTACAAGTCTACCAACATTCCTTTCTTCGGCAACTACGGTACCAAGTTCGGTACCACCGGCGGTACTACCGACACCGGTGTTGCTAGCCCGAACCGGACTGGTGACTTCATCGACACCGCTATGGAGTCTGCCGATAAGGTGGCTTCTGGTTCCTACGGTCCTCAGAACGAGTACGGTGCTTCTACCGAATTCAGCAAGTCCTGCGGTCTCATCTTCCAGCGCGAAGCTGCTGGTTGTGTTGAAGCTATCGGTCCTCAGGTCCAAGTGACCAGTGGCGACACCTCCATCCTGTATCAGGGTGACGTGATCGTCGGTCGCCTGGCTATGGGTGCTGACTACCTGAACCCCTCCGCCTGTGTGGAGCTGTTCGCTGGTGCTGCTTCTGGCGACTCTGCTTTCGCCTGATCTTTAATCTGGTTTATACTGGGGGAGCTTCGGCTCCCCTTTTTTTTACTTTGTGATAGGTAACTATGCCCTTTCCTACTTATGCTGTGTCCACCGAACTGGATGCTGTAAATCAAATACTTAGCACTGTGGGACAGGCTCCTGTCACCACCTTGGATCTTCAGAATCCTGAAGTGGCAATTGTCCTTAACACTTTACGAGAAGTTAACAGACAAGTTCAAGTTGAAGGTTGGACATTTAATGTTGAACGAGAACTTGAATTAAAGCCTGATACTACTACAAACAAAATTGATTACCCATCAAATATGCTTCAAATTGATGCTAACACTAAAAAGCATCGTGATATTGATGTGGTAAAACGGAACAACAAAGTATATGATCGTTTGAATCATACTGATACTTTTACTGATAGTCTGTATGCTGATGTTGTTTGGTACTTTGATTATACTGATGTACCAGCAGCCATCCAAGCTTACATTGCTGCCCGTGCTGCTCGACTGTGTGCTACCAAAATGGTAGGAGATGCTCAGCTGAATCAATTGCTACAAGAGCAAGAAATGCAGACCCGAGCTGCAGCCATTGAATACGACACCAACCAAGGTGATTACTCTATGTTTGGTTTCCAAGATGGAGCGAATTACTACAATAGTTACCAACCTTTCCAAGCATTGATGCGATGAGTACTATTACCCAAAGAATTCCGAATTTCCTGCTTGGCATTTCACAGCAGCCTGATAACCGAAAGTTTCCTGGACAACTTACGGATTCTGTGAATGCTTTCCCTGACTATACTCTGGGTCTTCTAAAGCGTCCTGGCGGTCAATTTAATACTGAGCTTCAAGGCGCTACTCCTGAAGGTAAGTGGTTTTCGATTCTGCGGGACCAACAGGAAAAGTATGTCGCTCAATATGATGATAATGTTTTCCGTATTTGGACCTTAACCTCTGGGGTACTTGGTCCTGCCGGTTCTCCACGAGCTGTTGATATGGGTACTAATACTGGTGTACCCGCTACCTGTAACTTAAATGATACTCTTTCAATTACTAACGCAGGTACAGGTTTAACTGATGGTACATTTGAAGACTTAGCCACGGCTACTACAGGCAGTGGAACAGGTTTGACTGTTGACCTTGAGATTGCTAGCGGTGTTGTCACCACAGTAACCATCAATCAGTATGGCTCTGGTTATGCTGATGGTGATACCATTACAATGGATGATACTGTTACATATCCCAGTGTTGAGTTTTCGTATGAGTTTCAATTAAAAAGTAAACTCAGTATTTATCTTGATGCTGTTGAGACTGTCCAAACTGAGTTAACTGATTTAAACGAAGCACAAGCTGCATATGCTCTAGCTTTGCAAGCAAGGAAATCGACACAAGAGGCTTTATTCGCTGTTAACTATGATTACCATTCGGGTGAGTACCACCAGTATTTAACGTCTGGTATTCTAAAAAATAGTGACGGGGAATACATCGTTAAAAATGATGATGCTGTTATCAGTGTCGGTACAACATTACCAGCTAATTACAGTCTTGGATCTGAAAGAACAGATGAACAGCCTAAGCTAGCTTCAACTGGGTACAGGGTTTTCCAAGCAATTTACACAAATGAACCTACCGATCCTGATACTTTAATTATTGTTAATGCTGGTACTGGTCTAACTGACGGTACTTACGAAGCAGAAGCTACCAGTACTACTGGTCTTGGTCAGGGACTAACTGTTGATCTTGTTGTAGATGGTGGTGTAGTAACCTCAGCTACTATTAACAACCTTGGAACAGAATGGAAAGAACCCCTTCCAGCTAAATACTATGCTGATGGTGATACCATTACTATAACTGATGCTAGTTTTAGTGGTGTAGAGTTGGAGTATCAATCCCCTGTTCAAGAGGCAAAAGCAGCTGTAGATACTGCTCAAACAGCTTATGATACAGCAGTTACAGATAGAGACAACGCTCTAACTGCTTATGAGGCTGAAGTTGCTGATTGTGCTATTACAACTGTCCCAACTAATGCCTATCTTGCTGGTGCAGAGCCTGAGGATATTGAAGTTCTAACTCTCAATGATTATACCTTTGTTCTTAACAAAGCAAAGACTGTCCAACTCAAAACTGATTTAACTGATTCAAAACCTAACGAAGCTTTTGCTGTTATTAAAGTTGTTGGTACTGGACACTATAAAATCCGTCTTGATGGGACAGAGCGTGCTACTTATAACGCTGGTACTGGCGGTGATGTGGATGCTATTATTGGTGACTTGCGTAATGATATTAACGGTCAAACCTTTGACGGTACTACCTACACTGCTACTGTAGTTGGTCCTGGTCTTTACATCAGTGCTGATAACCCGTTTACCATTGAAGTTGTCGGTGCTCCTTCTGAAAATGCCTTTGTTGCTTTTCAAGATACAGTTGCTGATGTCACTGAGCTACCTGTACAAGCTAAAGATGGTTACGTTGTAAAAGTTGTCAACACAGTTGATATTGATGTTGATGACATGTGGGTTAAGTTTGTTGCCGATGGCGGTGCAACCTACGGTCCTGGTGCTTGGGAAGAAACTACTGCTCCTGGCATTAAGTATAAATTTGATGAGCTAACCATGCCTCATCAACTAGTGCGACAAGCCGATGGTTCATTTACCTTCGGTCCTGTTGACTGGGAAGACCGTCTTGTTGGTACTGAGGATCCAAACATTGATCCCAGTTTTATTGGTCAAAAAGTTAATAACATTTTCTTCTATCGTAACCGCCTTGGCTTCCTATCAAACGAAGCTGTAGTTATGAGTAGAGCTGGTGATTACTTTAATTTCTGGGTTACTACCGCTCTTACTGTTACAGATGACGATCCGATTGACATCACGGCTTCATCGGTTAGACCGGTAAACCACCGGTATGTCCGACCTGTTAGCGTCGGTCTTGTTCTGTTTAGCGACAACGAGCAATTCCTGCTTACTACTGATGCTGACATTCTCAGCCCAAGAACAGCTAAGATAAACGAGTTGTCAGGTTATGAGTGTGATCCTGTTGTTCAAGCGGTAAGCCTAGGTACAAGTCTTGGTTTTATTTCTAAGACACCACTGTATTCTAGGTTCTACGAAGTTACTAGAATTAGTAATGACAGTACACCGTCGATGTTTGAGCAGACTAAGATTGTACCTGAACTGATTCCACAAACAATTGACAATCTCATTGCGTCTCCTGCTCTTTCCCTTGTTTCTATGGGAACTACTGGGGATTCAACGGTTTATCAATATCGATTCCTGGATATGGGGAACGACCGTCGAACCTCTTCGTGGTATAAGTGGCAGCTAACAGGTTCTTTGTTGGATCAATTCTTTGATGCTAACCTTTACTACACAGTTACATCGAACAATAATTTTGTTTATGTACAAGCTTTTGACTTGACTCAAGCTAGTGAGCAAGGTTATCTAACTCTACCAACCGGAGAAAAGACTGATGTTTGCCTCGATCTTTGGAACGTTAATCCTTATCGAACCTACAACGCTACTGATGACACAACTCGGATCTTTTTACCGTATGATGAAATCAGCGCTAGTACGTTCTCTGTAGTGGTCCTAGGAGGCTACATAGGGGCTTCCGTTGATACAAGTAGTGCATCCGTTGGCGCAACGCTTTATCCCACCGTACAGGGGACTGCAGGTGCCTATTACGTGGATATTGATGGAGACTATCGTGGGCGAGATCTGATTATTGGTTATGTGTATAACATGGAGATTCAGTTACCTAAATTCTTTGTTACTACATCTGATCAAGCATCCTCTGTTTCTGATTACACGGGTGATCTGATTATTCACCGTATTAAAGTGGCTACCGGTTTAAGTGGTCCTGTTAAATACGAGATTAACATCACAGGTATCCCTGAGTGGAGTAAGACGATTGAGGCTGTTAGTCCCTACAATTACAACTTGAATGACGTGAACCTTTCTCCTAACGCGATTCACAACATTCCTTTGTACCAACGCAACAGTAATTTAACTTTAAAGATTGTTGGTGACACTCCTTTCCCGGTAAGTCTGCTTAGCATGAATTGGGAAGGTAACTATAACACTGGTTTCTATAGACGATCCTAATGACTACATCCACCCGTGGTTTTACCTTTAGACCAGCTACCATTAACGACGTACTAGAACTAACCAGTCAAATGCTACCGAGAGGTTTGCAAGACTTTGAAAGGGTAGGACAACATCCTGTCCTTTCATTAGCTATGTACATACACGAAGATGACTCCTACCTGTTCTACGGACCAGATGGGAGTCTTTTTGGTGCATACGGAGTCAGTGAAGACAATGGTTTTTGGGTTCAAATGACTAATAAGGTTAAGGAGAATCCAAGAACTGCAGTTAGATTCGGTAAAGCGTTAATGGAACATATAAACTGTCCTTATCTTTGGACGACTATTGATATTGAAAATACATCGCTTATTAACTTTGTGAGGTATTTAGGTTTTAAGGTACTACGGGTTTTCCCAGATGGACCTGACAATGTTTACTCTATAGAGATTGTACGATTATGCTAAACTTTGCAAGTGCTGCAACAGGTAGCGGCCTTTCATATGGCGGCGGTGCAGCTACTGATGTTTTTAAAGCAGGTACTAAAGGTTTAACTAGCGGTGGTGGCGGGCTTAGTTTTGGTCAGTTTGCTGGCGGAGCTTTGTCTGTTGCTAATGTTGGCATGTCATTTGCTGATGGTCTAGCTGACAACCCACTTGGCATCGCCAAACAAGCTGCTTCTGTTGGATCCCTGATCCCTGGCGCTGGTATGATCTTTGCTGGTCTTGGCATGGGTCTATCTGCACTTGAAGCTTTCCTTCCAAGCGAAGCAGAACTTAACGTGGGTAAGGAAGCCCGAGCAAATGTTTTCGCCGGATTAGAGCGGGACATCAGGAATCAAGCTAAGCACGACGCTTTTGTTGCCAGACTCGAAACCGTTGCTGAGCAGCTAAAGAATAACCGCCTTGCTGCTGAACGTTCCTACGTTAACACCCAACAGAATCTAAACCAGACCGATGCTGTGTCTGCCTTCCAGCAATCTGGTATGCTTAAACAGCTACTTGAAGTAGCCGGTGCATACGGTGCACGAGAAGTGTACGGTAAAGGCGCTGCACGAATGGCAGATGTTATGAGCTACGGTCAATACGGTATCGCTAACAGGCAACGTATTAAGCAGAAGACTGAGAACCGTATTGCAGCTGTTGAATCTATGAAGTCAACTACGTTGGCTCTTAAAGCTGCTAACGACCGAGCTATGGCTTCTATTGGACCGCCGCCTATTATGGAGATGGGTTATGACATGCCCTACTCTAATGTCGGTGACTCTCCGTTTAAAACCGGTCTTAAGATTGCTAGCGCATCTCTGCCTGCGATTGAAAAAGGCTGGAGTATGACCGCTCCTGGCGGTAGCTTCTTTGGTATTACGAAACCAGAAACAGCACAACAAATGTCAGGTGGGCAAAAAAATAACCCACTTTCCATTTCCTCAGCAACTAGCACTTAAAGATGGCACAACTACCAGAATTTAAATCACAGCAGCTGTTTACTGGTGTCAAAAGAAGTGAAGCTTTTCAGCCAGAAAAGGCTCCCGACTATTCAACTGGCATTGAAGTTCAAGCAGCTAGTCAAGTTAAAAACCTTAATAACCTTCAAGCAAAACTTGATGCAGATGACGCTGTAAAAGTTAACCGCCAAGTTGCAGATTTGGAAGCCTGGTCTAAGCTGGGATCTCCTACTGCTGCAAGGATTGCGGAGTTGACTGCTGCAGCGTGGTTTGACTCTCAAGTTGTCAAAGCTCATGAAGATGCTCAGACACTGGGTAGGCTTCAGAACTATGGTATTACGCCAGAAGAACAAGAACAAGTAGCTTCTTTGGAAGCAGAGAACAGTGATACTAACGCTGTTATCAATGCTAACGCTTACGACCTTGTTAAAAAAGGTGGTACGCTTGGTCAAGTTAACTTTATTAAAAGCATCCCAAGCGGCTCCTGGCGGCGTTATTGGGCTGAGAAAGAATACGCCCGGTTGAAAGGGGAAACCACACAAGAGCGTTGGCAGCAGTATCTGACCGCTAACCGCGACACAGAGTACACTGATCGATTCGGGCAAAAGTTCCGTTTAGGTGAGCTTAGTGCTAGCGACCCTCGCTCAACAGAGAAACTAGGTCTTGTCTTTGATAGTTGGAGTCAAGAGGATCTAGTTAACATCGGTATTAGCCAACAGTTTAATCCGATGAAATCTACGATGCGTCCTTACTATGATAGCAAGGCTGGTCTTCGTAATAAAATTGTCAACCTTCAACAAAAACAAGTTGACTTTGCAACCTCTCAACGGCTACGTGAAGAGACTTTAACTAAGTTTAAAAACAACCTTTCTTCACCTACAGCTTTGGCTGAGACTGTTCAAAGTTACATCGGTTTGACTGTGCCTGATTCTAAAGGCAACCCTACCATGATCACTGATTATGGTCAAGCTTTAACTGCAGTAATGGCAGACCTGGCACTGCTGGGTAAGATGGACGTTAAAGATGGTGGCATCCCTCTTTCCACTCTTAGAAACCTTGCGAACACTCAGATCGCTACTTATGATCCTAAGAAGCAAACTATGGGCAAGTTCCATAAAGAGCGGTTCTGGGGTAAAGAAGGTTTGATGTCTCAGCTTGATGCTATCAATACTCAACGAGTACGGGCATTGAGGGAGGAAGATTTTGTCAACGCCCGTCAAGGGGAAGATGTTGGCATGAACTTCTTGACTCAATGGCGGGAATCTGGTGGCACTACAGAACAGCTTAAAGCCGGTCTTAGTCAGCTGCAACTTGCTTATCCACAATCTAACTTCTCATTTATTCAAAGAGTTGTTACGCAAAACAACAGCCAAGCGAGTGATGAGTATTGGGAAACTCTTTTTCAAGATATGGAAAACGAGGGTACCTTGACTCCCGATGTTGTTTCTAGGTCATCAGCTTCGGCTACTCTTAAGCAGACCTATCACCCCATTTCCATGCAGCAATACCGGGCAAACCTCGGTAAAACAATTCCTGATGCAAACGTGCAATCTACGTTTAGAAGTGAACTAAAAGCTGCTCTTAGTGCAACCGGCCTGCCTTCTACTAAAGGAGACACTGGTGAAAACCTAGCTCTTGCTATGGCAATGCGCCAGTATCGAGCCAACATTGCTTTGCAGATGAAGCAAAACAAGGATAACCCTAATTTTAGGGTCGATCAGCAAGCAGCTATTCAAGGCGTTGTGACTTCTATTAAAACAGGAAGTGAAGGATTCTCAGTAGTTACAAAGGATGAGCTTGATCCTGGTACTACTGCTTTTGGTACTTACTTTAAAGGTTTTGTTCCAAGATCAGTTAACCAACCGCTTGGTCAGTTTAACAGTCAAGTTCAAGTCCCTGTTCCTTCTGAAGAAAACAAAGCTCAACTGTTCACGATTTATCAGGACAATCCAGAGACCATTAAAACTCAAAAGTATTTGTCCTTGCAACAGTTCCGTGACTTAGCATCTGATGTTAGGAACGGTTCACCTGTGCCTAGGATTCCTGCATTGCTGGAACAAATGTACAGTTCAAATCCTCAAGGGTATGAAACGCTTGAAGATTTTGTAAATGAACAGATGGGTTTGTTCTCACAAAACTATAAACTAGCTCCTGGAGTTAAGACCCAACTTAAACAGCAAGTCAATGACGACGCTGTTGTAGACCTTATTAACAAGGCACGTACCAGAACTCAACTGGACTATGCAGCTAGAGCTGCTGATCCGAATAGCCTGATTAATACAGAGCTTTACGGTAACCCAAGGGTTACAGAAGCACTGAAGAAAACGGCTGTCTCTCGACAGACTATCGGTAAAGGGCTAATTGCTAAACCTCTTCTGGAAAGTACCGATAGCCAAACAGTTGGCTTTGATGGTCAGTTTAAAGACGGTAGGTTCCCAGCTTTCTATGACGGTACCATTAAAGACATCGGTCAAGACTTTAGGCGAGACGCACAAGGTAACGTAATCGGCTTTGGTCATTACGTTGTTGTTGAGCATTTTGATGAAGTTAGAGGCGTAGCTTATGATGGTATTTACAGTCATCTAAGTGCTCCGTCTGGTCTTACCCTTGGTCAACGGATTCGTGCAGGTCAAATTGTTGGGCTTCAAGGTAGCTCTGGTAGGACTGTACCTACTGGTACTTCTGTAGCCAGTTTCGACGTACTTGAAGCAGCCCCAAGGGGAAGCAAGAGTATGACTAAGTACCGTTACGGTAAAGAACTTATTCAACGCCTAATGAAAGAATTAGGTTATTGAGGTAACCAATGAATGATGAGCAACAAATTGATTCACTAGATCCCGCATACGATCCTATGCTGGATGCTCCTGTGGATTCTGGTCAAGACCAGCCAACTACTCAAGCCGAAGACGACGAGTATGTCACTCTAAAATCTGGTTTGAGGGTTAAAAAGGAACACCTTCAGTTTTATCCAAATAATCCTAATACCTACATTAAAAAAGAATTTAGGTCTCTTTACACCTCTGGTCTTCCAGCTGGTTACGGTTCAGGTCAACCTGGCAAAAGCCTGCTAGAAGATGTTTCTGCAGGCGCTACAGAAGTCATGAAAAATATCAGCCTTCCTGCTAAAGGTTTGGCTGATTTTGCTGTTGACGCTGTATCAACTCTGGCTCAACCAGTTGTTGAAAAGACCGGGTTAAGTAGGACTGGTTTAAATCTAGAGAACCTTAATAAGCAGTGGGACGAGCTTACCCGAGAGGACACTACCGAGCGTCAGCAGCTGCGTAAGTTTTTTGCGCTGGCTCTTCCTGGTTTTATTGGTGGTGTAGGTGTTGGTAATTTAGTTAATAAAGCAGGTTTGATGGGTAAAAGTGCATGGGCAGCACGTACTGCTGGTACCATGGGTGTTGAAGCCGGTGTTATGGGTCTCAGCGACCAAAGCCTAGAAGAACCTGCTCTTCAAACCACTTTAAAAAGAATCAAGCAGTCGGTGCCTTGGGCACCTATTCCTGATGCTTTGATCCCTAAGGACGGCGAGTCTACCGAAACACGTAAAGTACGCAACATGCTTGAGTCTGGTGTAACCAGTCTTGCGGCAGATGTTCTAGGCATACTTACTACGATTCCGGGTAAGATGAAATGGTTCCAACCAAAAGACGATGTAGCTAAGGCTTATAAACAGGGTATTGTGGATCGTAGTGACCCTGAAACATTGTCACGTTTGGTTGAAATTGAACAAGCTCTTGCTACCAACCCTAACCAAGCTAATGCTAAAGTCCTTATGGACGAAGCAAAGTCATTGCGTGAGCAGTTGGAATTGACTGGTAAGTCCAGTCGTACCACTAAATCACGGTATGAGCGGACTATCACTGCTAACGAAGAAAGCCGCCGCCTTCAACTTGATGAAGACGCTATTATTAAGCTAGAAGCTGATCCTGCAATTTATGGTCGGTTTGTACCTGAGATTACTCCTGGTCTTGCTAACCCTAATCAAATTGCTCGTCAGACTATCGACCCTGAAGCAGTCGCCAAAAACATGTTAGACACCACTGCTATTAAGCAAGGTCTTTCTACTGGTGACCCGGCTCCTATGTTGTCCACTCCTTTTATGAAGCGTGGACTTGTGCTTGGTAAGTCTCGTGATGCTGTCGCTGGTTTGGCGGAGCATTCGAAGATGGTCGGTGACTTTGATGGTATTGTGGATGGTATCCGCGTTACCAGGCAACAGATGAAAGATGCAGCTTGGGACATCTACGGTGATATTATCCGTGCTGGCTCTAAGCAAGATGTAGCTAAACTGTTTGCTGAGAACCGTGCTGTTCTTCCGCTTGCTAATGATCTTAAGGTTACTTATCTGAACCCTATCCAACAAGAACAGGCTCAAACAGCTTTGGCTGATTTGACTGACTTGTGGTTGGGTCGGGATGTGACCGAGACCAGTGCTAGGGTTATGGATACCCTTGGACGTGAGATTGCATCTGCTGCTGAGGCACAAATCAAATTCCAAGACCTTATTGATGATAACCATGTTCAGGAGATCATCGGTGATAAGCTTGAGTATTTGATGAATGAGGTTGGTATCGGTAAGTTTATTGCCGGTTGGCAGCTGAAGAACCAAGATTGGATTCAGCGTATCCAGAAG